ATTACCAGAAATAAGGCAAATAAGATTTTATACCCCCTCCCTTTATTTTTTTCTAACATAGTCCTTAATTCCTTTTCTATATTCAACACTCTCTTGAGCAGATTTCTTTGAATGGCATGATTCACATAATGTTTGAAGATTGCTAATATCAATTTTATTTCCTCCAATAGATATTGGTCTTATATGGTCAACACAATATCCAGCAGTTAATTTACCTTGCCTATTACATTCAGCACAAATTGGATTCTTTTTTATATACCAGTTTCTTAACATTCTCCATTGTTTAGAATGATAAAATGATGAGTTGTCATTTTGTCCATAAACTTTTTTACGTTTAGGAATCCAACTTCTTTTCTTTGATTTAGGTAATGAGGGCATCAATAATCTTCTTTAAAAAATAATTGCATATCCATATCATGATTATTTATTAAATGATAATATTCTTCATCAACAGATAATATATATTGCATATTCTTATGATAATCAAGCAGCTTATACCTTTGAGCAGATTCCCATAAAGAATGGCATCCTTTCCTTCCATCCATATCTAAACAATGATAAGTTATATTCTTTTTATCTAACTCTAAATCTTTTCTTCTGCTTCTTGGTATAATGTGAGAATGGCTTAATGGTAAATCAGAACGATTACATCCAGTACAGAATTTACCTCTTTCCAATTCTATTTCTTTATATACTTTCTTTAAAGCATTATTTATTTTTGCTTGTTTTTTACTTACCTTTTTCATCTGCATCCTAAAAGAAATTGTCTTGCTTCTGGTAACGATATTTCCAGAGTATTGTTACTCCAATATAATATATCATTCATAAAATCATTAAACTCTTTAATGGTTAATGTGCTTGTTGATTTAATAACAACATTAGTTTCTCCATCTTTGTTTTTATATTCTCTTTTGAGAAATTTATATTTTATTAGTTCATGCATTTCTGTTTTTGTATATCCTAAATCATTACTTAATATATCAACCCACTTCCAATATAAACTGTTTTGCTCATTGCTTCTATTGTTACTTCTAACTCTTATTCTTATCTCAACTTCTTGCCCATCAAATATCTTTAAAGATTTCTCATTCAATGAAGATATTAATTTACCATTCTTAACTCTTCCATATAATTTCATATGTGAAATTGTCTTTGTAATTTTTCTGTTTTTTCTTTATTGAGGGATATATAATTATTATAGTTTGTCAATCTTAAATTATCTTCATAGTTTTCTCTCTCCTTTCTTTTATATCCCAAATGAAATCCAAAGTAAAATCCAACAATTGCTGTAAATCCTCCAAATAATATAAATCCAAAAATTATCATTAGTATTTTAAACCCCTCAAATATTATCATTATTACATCCTATACAATTTATATTCTTTTCTTTTTCTCTGCCGCATTTTTTACATATGTTGCAGTTTGGACAATATTCAAATCCCTCCATTGTTGTTTCCATCTCACTTTGACAATCATCACATTGCTCTTGTTCTTCATGGCAATTAATTGGATTGTTTGGGTTATTGCTAATGTAATTGTCCATATTACAAAGTTAATAAAAAAAGTTTTTATTTGCATTTTATTAAAAAAGTTATAAAAAATCTATTGTTAATTAATCTGTTTTGTTTTTTTGTTTTTATAATGTAATAATAATTCTGGTTGATTTTGCATTATACTCCTTATATGCGGTTGTATAGTATGATAGCTTCCAATTTCATAATTATACCATCCCTCCCAAATATCTTTCTTCATTTTGTTTAACCACTTACACCAAACTCTTGGAGATAATACAAATAAATCTGTATCTCTTATTCCATTTTCAAATGAATGATAAACAGCTTCAATAGGCATAAATGAATATCTTTTCATTAAATCTTTTGCTAATGATTGAGCCATCATAACTTTGTTTTCTGCATCATTATCTTTTTGTCCTAAATCTGCTAATGCTTGAGTTATTATGTCAATACATAAAAACTCCAATTTGTTTTTTTCAATGTTTTTAATTTCCATTTTAAAATAATTTTCTCTGTTTTAATATCTCATCAACTCTTTTTTGGCTAATTGTAGCATGTTTTTCTGTTATTTCATAACCAATAAATTTTCTCCCCTCCTTAACACTCATTGCACATTCTGTTCCACTTCCTGCAAATGGAACAATTACCAAATCATCTTTTCTGCTGCATGTTAAAATTAATGCTCTTGTTAATGTTTCTGGCTTAACTGTTTCATGTTCAAATTGTTTATTTTTGTTAGTGTTAAATTGCAAAACCTCATTCAAATTTAGTTTATTATTAAATGGTCTCCTTAAATCCTCATAATCTTTCCTTAAATCCTCATAATCTTTCCTTAAATACTCATAATCTTTCCCATTATTTAACCATAATTTCAATTTTAAATACATTTCTTTTGTAAACATTGTTGGCTCTGCTTTGTCTAAACTTAAACATGATGAGGCAACCCCACCGCCATTTGTTGCTGTTCCCAATGCCTCATTTACCTGTTTTAAAATAATTTTTCCTTTTGCTCTTATTATTTCATTTCTGATGTAATCCCTTACTGTAAAAATACAACCAGTTAAATTATAATTTTCTAAAGAATACATTAAAATTCTTTCTGTGCATATTGGGAAACATCTTACATTCTCACCTCCAACACTTCCAAACATTCCACCTCTTAGATTATATTTATACCAAACCAAACTGTTTTCTAAATTAAAATATTTGTCAAAAATAATTTGAGAATATGCAATATTTTTATCATCCCCATACCAAAATAATGTTCCATTATCTGCCAATAATCTTTTGCATTCAATTGCCCATTTTTCAACATCTTTTAAATAATCATCAAAAGTTTTCCATATAAAATCAAACTCCCCTTTAATTTTGTAATATGGAGGGTCTGCAATTATCAAATTTGCACATTTATCTGGCAAATCATTGTTTAAAAAATCAATATTAAATACTTTATTTATTTGTTTAATTTCCATCTTGTATATTTTTTAAAATCTGTTTTGCTTTTTCATGAGTAGATAATCTTTCCATTACTTTGCTTTCTATCTGTCCTTTTGATTTGCTCATTAATTCCCAATTTCTAACAGCCGCCTTCCATGATTTCATTTTATTTTTTCCAACTTTCCATCCATTGCTCTCATAATAATTATAAAATCTTTCAGCACTTATTATATCTCCCCTTTCTTTTATGTAATCTTTCAACTCATTAAAATCTGGTTTTTGGAATCTCTTTATAATTTTTTTATTAATTAAAGGTTTAATTATATTATTATTTAATTGTGTGCTGTTTGGTGTATCTTCATTTTGTGTATCTTCATTTTGTGTATCTTCATTTTGTGTATCTTCAAAACCGCACTTCAGCAATTTGGGATTCTCAAATACTGTATATTCATAACCTCCAAATCCATTATTTAATCTAATGGGAGTTCTTGAAATATATCCAGCTTTAATTAATTCATTTACAGTAGAAGAGATTGCTCTCTTTCCCTCTTTACAAATAGAAGCTAATCCAGAAATAGATAAATCCCAAGATGGAGGTAATGCCAATATCATTCCCAACAATCCTTTTGCTTTTAATGATATGTTATTATTTTTATATATGTTGTTGCATATGGTTGTATAATTATTATTTTTTACTACTCTTATTATTTCCATATTATTCAAATAAAGTTGTTTGTCCAGTTCCTCCAAATATTATTGATTGTTTTTCTAAAGCATTTAATACATCAACTTGAGCTTTGATTCTTTGTTTTAAACTTATTATATAATCATTTATCTCTTCCATATTTGTTGCCACATAATAACCATTAGATGATGAACATAATGCTGGGAGCAAATTCTTGATTCTAATATGATTAATAATTTTTCTTAATCTTGGTCCATTAATATTTAATGCTTTACATATTACTGTACTTGTAACTGCTTTTGCTTTGCCTTGTTTAGTCATTAATCCCTTAACAACTGTTGGTACTAAATTTAATTCTTCTTCATTTAGCTCTTGTGTAATTTCTTCAAATCCTTTTATCATTGTTTTGTGTTTTTAAATAATCGTTTATTTCTGCTTGTAATTGTACAACTTGCATTTGTTTGTCTTTTATGATTTCATTTCTAATATCAAATTCTTTCATTCTGGATTGAAAAAAGTCATAAGTTTCTTTTGTTGGAGGGTCGTATAATAAAAACCATTCCATCTTGTTGCAATGATGAATTGATGTTGCATGATGCATTCCTTTTATATAATGTTTCATTGAATTATGTCTAACTCCAACAAATCTATTTAAATAAAAAATTACAATTCTTCTGGCTTCCATGATGGATTTATTTCTAACTCCCATTTTTCTTAATTCTTCTTCTGGCACATTGTAAATATCAGCAGCAACACTTATTGCCATATCAATCATTCTTTGTTTATAACTCATAATTTATAATTTTTGGTTTAACACTTCTTTTTTTACATTCTATTTTACATTTTCTACATATTGAAAAATTATCTATTGGAGCTGGAGATTTTTTATTAAACTTTCTGTAATCAATTCTAAATTGTCCAATCAACATCATATAATCTTCCATTGATAATTGAGTAATGTCCAAACTTATTACTTTTACCCATCCACTCTTTCCAAACACTAAATAAATAAATGGTAAATAAACCTTATGCATTTTGTAATACATCAACACATAATGAAGAGCTTGTCTAAAATCTTTATAATCTAAATCATCCCAAGCATATGGATTGTATTTGCAAGAATCATCTTCTTTAACAGCAGTATATTTTAAATCCATTATTGCTTTATGTCCTTTATAAGTAATTAAACAATCTGGATGTCCTATTAAATCTTCCACAATCCATTCTGGCTGCACATCTAATATTTCAATATCTAAACTCTTTATCATTTCTTTTGCATCAATAGACAGCTTTTCTAAATCCAATTCTCTTTTAGATTGCTTTCCATTTTTTAATTTTGGAATCTCATAAACTTCTCCACCTCTGCTTAATCCAATTACTTTTTGCTCAAATACTAATCCATCCATCATTGCATCAGTTGGCTCTGTTCTGTTGCCTTTCACATAAACTTCTTTCCACTTTATCTTGCAATAATTTGGATTATAAAAATCTCTTAAAGCACTTTGACTAATCTTGAATTTCATTTAATTTATTTAAAGATTTATTTGGTTGATTCTGTACTTCATCTTCTCCTTTGATATTAGTCCATTTCATTGTTTTGATAATACATCTTGCCAATGCTCTTTTCTCTGCTATCTCAACTAAAAAATGCTGTTTGCAATTGTTAACACTTGCACTTCCAAAAGTTTCAATGATTGGAATAAACTCATCCAAGTTGCTATCAAATCTTAAACTTGTTGCTTTAAATACAACATTATCTAATGTACATACAATTGGCTCAAAAGTAACTTTTATATTATTTTGATTTTGTATCTTTTCAATTCCAGATTTAGTAATTATTATAAATCCTCTTTTATCTCTATATACATCATCTCTTTTGAGATTATGCATTTTATAGAATTTGCTTAATGTTATTTTATCCATAATAATATTAATTCAGATATTAAGATTACAACACAAATTGATATAAAACTTATGAATAAAGTATCTAATACATTCTCTTTATTACTTTTTATAGCACTTATTGCATAATCATTAAAATTATTCAGTTTTAAAAACCTTCTCAATTCGTTATTATTCATAACTTGAGATTTTCTTGATATTCTATTTATTATTTTATATTGCATTTTATTTGTCTTTAAGTTTTTTATTTATTAAATATTTGATTTTATTTAAGATACAACATTAAAATCTTCATTTTCTCTTATAACTAATTTAGAGTAAAGTTTATGAATCATTGTTATAAAATCTTTGTCCTCAATTGTCTTGTTTTTTTTCAAGTTTTTCTCAATCATCATTATAAGATAATTAAGCTCTGTTTTTGTTAATTCTAACATAATAATTATTTTTTAATTTTTAAAATGGTAAATCATCATCTTCAACATTCTGTTCTGATTTGGAATCTTTATTTGGATTAAAAGTGTTTTCAAAAGCATAATGTGTTGCTCCTTTTTCAGATGGCTCTTTTCTTTCAGCTATTGTAATATTTACCCATCCATTTTTTGCAATCTTTTGTAAATCTTCCATTTTGAAATTAGCATTGAACAGCTCCCCATATTGAGTAGTTATTTTTTTAATGCTACTTGCTACATAATTTTTTTCTGGCATAATTTTTGTTTTTATAATTTATTGTTTTTTATAGAATTTTTTTATTAAAGTATTTTTTAATGCTTTAGCATCTTTTTTAGTTCGAATACATCTTTGTTTATGTAATGTTTTTACAGAATAAACACTCTCATCTAAATCAGTAGCATTTTCATTTGTTACTTCAAGAATTGTAATCATATACATTTTCTTTTTAAATAATCTATCATGATATTTATTAATATTTAATTTAATTGTTGTCATTGTTTTTTGTTTTTATTTAATGTTTAAGTTTATTAATCTCCCCCCAAGTATCAACATATTCAACCCTCATTTCAAACCATTCCAATCCTACACATTCTTCTTTGTCATAATCACAAGTTGATGCCTCAATAAGATAAACAGTTTCAAGAGTATTCTTAACACCAGCCACTACACCAATCCCTCTTATTCTACCAGACCAAGAATCAAGTGTATCATTAAAATCAATGATATCCCCAATTTTAAATTTTTGTTTGTTTAATTTAATCATTTCCATTTTTTTTTGTTTTTAATCTTGCGGACACTATTGTCCTTTACCACAAAAACCCCACAATCTTCATTGCAGGGCTTTGAGGGATATTTAGTTTATAGATTTATGATTGATTTTAGGCTACTTGCTAATACTCCATAATAATACCTTCTGTTTTCTGTTCTAAAATATAGGTATTTATCATCTTCTCCTACTTGTTCACTAAACACTCTTACAGAATAATCAGTAGTGTTGTCAAAAGTATCATTTCTATCAGAAACTATATCTCCATCTCTATCATCAAATGTTACTACTCTTGCGTTTTCTTTAAATTTAAATTGGTAATTTGCTTTCATAGTTTTTTGTTTTTAATTATTAATATGATACAAATATAACACTTTTCAACACTTGTGCAAAGAAATAACAAGAAAAATTAAATATTTTATGCTGCTGATTATCAATCACTTACAAGCATTTCAAGAAATTTGTTAATTTGGTAGTGTTTTTTTTTGGTCATTTTTTGGCGAATTTTGGGGGATTTTGGTCAAAAAGTGGTCAAAAATAGAAAAAACCCAGAAGAATTACATATATGCTCACTTTATATATGTGTTTCAACTGGGCTTATCCAGATTAAAAACAATTTTGCTATTGAAAACGTTGCAAATATATTAAAAATAATGAACGAGCCTTGCAACTTGTCCAGAATCTTTTTGATGTATAAATCCCTCTACTGCTTTTTGAACACCAGTATAACCTTTTCTGCTATGCCATGAGTCAGTTCCAGATGGGCTTCTCATATATTCAACTGTTACTCCTATAAAATCTTTAGCATCCAGCCATTTGTGTTTGACCTTATGATGAACATGGTGCAAATACCAATATCTGTATTTTGATTTACTCCATTCATCTGGCTTTTCTTGAGCCATTAATAATGGAAGAGAATCCATCTTTGCTCCATCTCCATGCTCTAATCCAATCAAGTTTTTACCATAATGATAATACTTTCTATGTGCAACAGATATATCAAATGTAATATCTTTATCATTTCTAAACCAGCATTGAAGAGCATGTGCTAAATGGAATCCACTTTGATAATCATGGTTGCTCATGGAATGCAAAACATCTACTGGAGCAATTAATCTTAACGTTTCTACACATTTAATATATAAATCTAATGCAATCTCAAAATGCTCCCACCATTTCCCATCTGTATCTTGAATAGTTCCTTTTGTTGTTGTTTGATATACGTTGTCAATATGAAGAACATCATTTCCAATGCAAAATAATATTTTATCTATCTCAAAGCCCTTTGATTTAGTTATTAGTCCATTTATACCCTCTAAAACTCTATCTGTTGCTATTTTATTATTATAATCTGCTCCAGTTTCTTTTTTAACTGCATATTTTCCAATATGTATATCTGCTGGATTTATAACAAGTAGATTATTTGCATCTGGATTTCTTTGGATAGGAGCATAATATGGAGCATGTTCTGATATTAAATCTTTTATCTTTCCAAGTAACTCTTCATCTCTTATTCTTTGTTTTTCTTTTGTAACAATAGAGAATCTTAATTCTCCATTCATGGATTGCCAATGTTTAACAGATACTACATCTTTTTTATTTATTCCTCTTTCTTTTAAGTGTTCATCTAATGCTGAATTATTATTGATATTATCTAAATCAACTACTGATGAGGAATGATTAACAATCTTTGCAATTTGTTTTCTTAAATAATTTGATGTAACATTTAATCCATGATTTTTGATTAATATATCTGCAATAGCAGTATATCCATTATCAAGATTCCATAATTGTATTATCTCATCTTTATATATAGAATATTTATTATTCATATAAAAAAAACAAAGGGGATTTTACTCCCCTTTGCATTATATAAAAACCTATGATTCCTTTTCTAATAGTTTAAACAACACCACCAGAGCAATCAACCCTACAACACCATTTCCTCCAAGCATGTTAATCACTCCAACAATATTATCCATTACACTCATCCCTAAAACTGGGCTTCCATATAATATCTCTGCAACGACTCCCAAAGAAAGCATTGCTATTATTAATTTAGTTAATTTACCAATAAAATCTACTACTACATTAAATATATTATCCATTATTTTGAATTTTAATTATACAACCAAATTACTGGAGTGGCTGCATCTCCACCTTTACCAAAATCTACATGGCAAAATTCACTATGAATGCCAAATCTCCTAAACCCAGCCCAACCAAGTGAATCCAGAATCTTTGCTCTGCTGACCGAATCTTCACATTTTATATCAGCAGCAATTCCCTTTATATGTTGTGAATTTGGGTTTTTTAAGGATTCGGGATGATTTGGACACCTATATCCAGAATTTATAACTAATGGTTTCCCATAGTGAGTTCTTGCTTGTTGTAACATATCAATAAAATCATCTTTAATTAAATTTGTACCGCATCCGCATTTACAAGCAAACTCTTTTCTTTTAAAGTTTTTCCATTTCATAAATACCATATTTTATAAATCTTAACTCCTTTAACTTCTCTTACAAATTCTCTTTTTACTTTTACTTCTTCCTCTTTTGACCATTTAGGATTGGAAGAATTCAATTTTCTTTTTTTAGCCACAAGTATTTTTATTACACCAATTAAAACAAACAGTTTTATTAGTTAGTTTATATATTAATCTGCAAATTATATTTTTCATTTTTTTTTATTTTTTATCAATTAGTAATTATATTAATTTCTTTTAACCTTTTCATACGACCTCCCACCAAAATATGCACCAATAACTGTTAATAACGTTATTTGCAATAAATTAATCCAACTCTCCTCAACATTAAAATCTATCACTCCAGCATCAATAAAAATTAATACAACAGTTGAAACAACTAAAAATATTAAAGTTAATGGTCTAATGTTTTTACTTAACCAAGAATCAGAATTCATATCTTGAGTCCATCTTGCAGTTACCTCTTGCTGCATTTTGGATTCATAATCCATTATTACAGCTTCCAATTTGTTTTTTGCTTCAATTCTTTCTTGGTCAGATGTTGTTAAATTATCCACAACTTCCCCTACATTTTTTACTAATTCTGATGCTCCAGAACTAAAGATTTTACTTAATATATTCATATTTCTCTATTTTTGTTACTTTCATTTTAAGGCTATTTTAATGCGTTTTAAGGCACTTAGCCCCCTTTTAGGTATATTGGTATTAAAAAACAAATAAAATCAATTTACTATCGTAGCCCAAACTTTTTAAAAATATTATGTTAAATAACTTTTTTTAGCATTTTTGATTAAAAATTGACCTAATTTGTCTGCTTTTTATTTTTCTTTTTTTATAAATTCTAATATAATATCTATCTTCTTTTTTACTTCTTCCATGTTGTCTGCTGCTCTTTCATGATGTCTTGAAAATTGATTTTTAACTTCATATAATGAAAAAACTAAAAAACGATAAATGGCATATAATGCACCAATAAGCAATATTAATGGCAACCCATATCCATCAATTAATTTTAATATTTCTTCCATATTATTTAAACTTTAATCTATCATTCTCTCTTTCTATAAATTCTAATTTAACTGACAATTGAGCAACTTGATTGTTTAAATTTATTAAATTGCTCATGCATTCTTCTTTATCTTTTTCTAATTTATCTACTCTTGTCAACAAATCATCTCTAAAAATTGTTCTTTCATTTCTCTTTTCTTTTCTTGTTTCAATTCTATTTTTTATTAAAAAAACATAAAATCTCCATGCTCCAGCACCAAATAAAACTGTAATCAATGTAATAATAACACTTGTTAAATTATCCCCCATTTTTTATTTTTTTATGTAAATGCTCATTTTTAAGTTTTACTAATATCCATACCCACAACACAAAATACCATAACGTTATAAATAGATTTTTAAAATCCATAACTTCAAATCCTACATCTCCACCATAAATATTTAATAAATATCTAATTGTAGAATATAGATATATTAATAAATAAAGTGTTACAGCAGTTGATAATCTTTTCAAATTATTTATGCAACATAAAATAAAAATACTTGCAATAAAAAATGCTATATATAAAAAATAAGTGTTTGCTTGTCCTAATTCGCACCAATACCCATATGATGTCCATAAAAACATATTATTAAATATATCACTAACAACCCAAAAAAACAATAATGGCTGGTAATCATAATAAAGTAAGATATTTTTAATATTAGATAAAAACATTATCCAATCTTTACTATATCAATTACACATCCATCAATAATTGTTACTGCATCTGTTGCTGTATTTGTTCTTCCATCAATCCAGAATCCAAGCCTTATTAAATAATATGTTTCTTCCTCTAATGCTGCAATATTTATAATACAAGAGCCAGAGCCAGAATCCTCATATATATATTGCTTTTCTGCATCAGATGCTCCAATCCCTCTATCATAATTATATACTTGAGTTGCTGGTATGGCTGTAAAATCTCCATCTGTACTTAATTTTTTATAAAGATGTCCTCCAACAAGCATTCTGTTTGCAGTTCCAGTTACTTGTGTTGTTAAACTAAAATCTATTTTATATGTTCCAATAGCATCAATTTTAATATCTCCAGAAGAAACACTAAACATGCTTCCAGCAGTAATGTTAGCTGTAACCATTGGTACTTGAGAAAAATTCGAAACTGAACCAACAGTAGTTATTGTGGTAGTAGCATCTGGAGAATAAGAGCATGATGGTAATGATGGATTTTGATATTTTTGGATTAAATCTCTTACATCATATGTTATCCTTGCCCCAGCATCAATTAAATCTGTGCCAAAATCATATGATACAATACTTAATCTTGTATCGGTAGCACTTGGAGTAGCAGATAATTCTAAATTATGAACATTAGTTGCTTGGTCAATTAATGATAGCCTATTCCCTTTAGCTAATGTTATATCTGTACCTAATGCAACAATATCAATTGCAGTTTGTGTTCCACTTGTAGCAGTTCTTAATACTGTAATAAATGTATTTGCTTCAACAGAGGCTTTTCCCCCTACTGGAGGATAATAAACTAATTTGGCTGGAGTATTTCCAGAGCCATCAATTGCTCCAATTCCAAATTCTCCATATAATGTGCTTGTTAAATTTGTTGTGGTAATAGATTCACTTTTAATTACAAAACCTTCATAATCTACTTCATCTGATTTAAGATGCCATGTTCCTCTTTTAAAAACATATATGTTATCTGTTCCATCTCTATGCTCTCTTATTTTTCCAATTGGATTTGGAAAGTTTGGTACAGTTAAAGTTCCATCAGTTACTTCTTTATTTACAACACTTGTTACTAATCTTGTATTAATTATTTGTGTATTGTTTTTTTGTCCTTTCATAAATTCAGTTATGAGAAGGTCAGTTAATGTTTGATTTCCACTTGTCGTTCCATCTCCCCAAGTTCCAGATGCTGTTGGATGATTCCAGTTGACACCATTATAAACTTGTAAAGCACCAGAATCTGTTGAAGATAAAGTATCTCCCCATTTTAACTCTCCAAATTCATAAATATCAGAATTAGTTACTGACACCTCATTAGTAAATTCTGTTGCATATTGATTTACCCCATTGTTTGCATTCAATCCCATTAAATAGCCAGTAAAAGGATTTCCAATATTAGATGTCCAAAAGATGTTACCACTTGGACTTATATTTTTAATTAAAACTCCATTTTGTGAACTTACATTATCCCAGTTCATTGTTTTATCTCCATTATATCCAATAGTTGCTGGGTCATATTGAAAACCAGTTCCTATATCTGGGTCAACCCATTCAAAAGAAGAAACACTACCTGGCCCAGTTCCCCAATTAGTATCATCAACTTTTATTTCCATTGCCCATGTTCCAGCAAAAGCAGCATCTGTTGGTAATTGCTCAGAAAATCCAACCACTTCCCCACCTTGTGTTCCATCAAATGTACCAATCCATCTTGGTTGATTTACTTGAGATGGTAAAGTTGCTTCCCAGCTAAAAACATTTCCACTACTTTTCTTTAAAAACTTTTCTGTTGTTGGATTGTCCACATCATACATTCTTACTTGAAAATATATTCTTACAGAATTAGTACCTACATAATCTGTTGATAAAGCCAATGGTATATGCAGCCATATTGAAGATGCTTTGTCAATATTAATTAAATAATTAGAATAAAATGGAGATGTTAATGTTGACCCAACATATTTTGGGAATCCTCCATAATAATTTGTAGTTCCTCCATTAATAAAATTAGCAGTTGCTTTTTTAATTCTTGGATAATAATTAAACTGTGTTCCAGCTAATTTTCTACATCCACCAGTTGTGCTTTCTCCTACTCCAACTTGATATCTTACCCACTTTTTATTTGCTCCTAAATAAGCATATGATGGTGTTGCTGCTGGAGAGCCGGACATTGAATAAACCCTTCTATTAATATTTACTGGAGCATCATAAGTTCCTCCATCTGCTGTGTTATATTGAGATATTTGTATTACATAGTAAATATTTCTCCAGTAAATTAATCTACATCCCCAAACCTTCATTATTTCTTTTAAAAAATCATATGTACTCATTGGAGTATAAAGATTTGCAGCATTTTTAGTAAAGCTCCATGATTGTTTCCCTTTTGTATAATATAAAGGGTCTACCGCTTGAGCTACCCCAGATATATCAGCATTATACCAATTAACAGCAGTAGCAATTTGAGGGTTTAGCACATTACCTTTAGCAATTGTAGCATATCCAGATTTTTGTAATGCTTCAGCAATCATTTGAGAAAATCTTGTTGGTCCATAATACATATCATCTGCATCATATGGTTTTGTTGCTCCATCTACTACCCAATCAACATCTTTTAATAAAGCAATCCCATCAGTTGCAGTTAATATCACTTCATATGGCTGGTCTAAATCTTCTTGTTTACCTAAATCCATTAATAAAAATCCAGCCCATAATGGTGCTCCAGAAGCAGATGTTGTATCTGCATATAAATATACATACACATCTTGCTCAACCAATGAATCTCTTAAATCCTCAACAAAGCTTTGAATATCTGCTGAATCAACAACAATTGGTAATTTTAATTGAGATGTTATAATTGGATTAAATCTTGTTTCATCATCTGTTTCATAATGAATAGTTGGTCCAGCTCCTCCAACTTTAATTTTTGTTGCTGTTCCACTAAATCCTTCCACAAAAATCTCTATATGAAAATCCCATCCATTATAACTTTTTGGATTTGCAAAATATTTTCTTCCTAATGCCATTACACTGCTCTTTGTCTTTGAATATTAGTTTTGCTATTACTTAACCAAATATCATTCCCCACCAATCTACCAGTTACTGTTATATTTTGTGAGCCACCTCCCATATATTGTTTCAATTTATCTAATGGTGCAATTACTTCTGGATTGGATAATGATGTACCACTCCCCTCTCCAACCATACTTAATGTTGGTCCACTAACTAATCCTCCATTAGCAAAACCAAATATTGTTGTAAAAATATTTGCTCCAGTTGTTGCTCCAGTTAGATTTCCAAATAATTGATTTGTTATAAATTGTGCAGCTTGTAAAGCAATCATTTGAGTTATGGCTCTTTTAATATTTGCAATAAATGAATCAAAGAAATTCTCTTGAGCCATCATTGCAGAAGATAACGAAAATTCAAACATTCTGGAAAATTCTTGAGCCAGTATATTTATTTCTCCACTAAATGTATTTCCTAATTTTTTAAATTCAAAATCTATTTGCTCAACTTTTTCTGGAATTTCAGCTAATTCATTATTAAGTTCTTTTATTGGTATAATATCTGGAATTGGAATTGGAGTCATATCCATCCCATCTCCATTTGCACTTGGTGTTTTACCACCTGCATCTGGAGCTACAAGTTTACCATGTTCCAAAATATTTGCCAGCAAAGGGTCTTTTGGACCTTTAGCTAAATTCTTTTCAAGTTCTGTTAACTCTCTTACTCCAGTTACCATTTGCCAGATACCAGCACCAACCGCAGTAACAACTCCTAATAGTTTCCCCCATCCAGTTGATTTTGCTAATTTACCTACTATTTTTACAGTAGATGTTAAAAAGCCAACTAACCTTCCAAATAATAAAACAACATTACTTAAAATTATAACTACTGGACCAAGTGCTGCTGCTAATGCTCCCCATTTGATTATATTTTCTTTTTGTGCATCAGTTAATTTAGATAAAAATCCAACCATTTTTTCTAACTCATTTTTTAATGGCTCTATACCTTCAATTATCAATTTTCCAAAATCTTCAGAAACATCTCCAAGAGCATTTTGTAATTGTTTTAATGGTCCAAGCCCTTCTTTTGCTATTGCTTCTGCTTGTCCTTGAAACATTGTTGTTAATGCTCCCACTGCTGAGTCTAATCTTTCACTTGAGCCAACAGCACCTTCAATTACAATTCCATATCTACTCAAAGCATTAGTTGAAGAGCCAACTGATTTTGCAACTAAATCTGCTGCTTGGACAAGATTCATACCTTTTGCAACTGCCATGTCTTGGACTAATGGAATCAATCTTCTTATTGCTTCTTCTTCTAATCCCATTGTTGCTAACATGGCTTGTGCTGCAATAGTTTCTTCATCTCCAAAAAGAGTAATTGTTTGTAATTGTTTTGCTTGTTCAATTAATCTTTTTTGCACATCTTCTTTTCCTTTTAAAGCAGTTAAGAGTTTAGTTTCTGCTTTTATTTGAGTATCAAATGCTTTAACAGATGCAGCAGCAAAAGCAGCCATTGGCAATGTTAGATTCATTGTCAAAGACCTACCCATCCTTTTCATATCTGTTCCAAACTTCTTGATGTTTCTTTGAGATTTTTTCATTGCTCTCTCAAAGCCTTTCATATCAGCCCCAAATATAAATGTTAATCCCTTTGCGGTTTTATTTGCCATAATCCTCTCTCTTTTTAATGTACTCTGCTTTTTCTTTTAATTTTTTATAATCCTTTTTACTCATCTTCTTATCCCAATCAAATTCAATCAAATCTTTTGGTTTTAGGTTTTTATTTTTTGGTAACTGTATATTTAATAATAATGTTGTTTGCCACCTACATCTTTCCCACTCCATTCTCTCTTGCATGTTTTGTAGTTCATAAAAACCATCCAGCTTATTCCAAAAATGTCTGGGCAACATATCATAAAACTCTTTCACTCCCATCCCTAATTGCCCAAATGCAATTCTTTCTATCTTTTGCCAAGTAAGGGTATTGTCTAACCCTTCTTGGCTTTCTGCTTTTTTGCGGTATTACTGGACATGTGAGATGCCAAAATCTCCATACATTTTGTAATTGCTTCATAATCTCCATCTATTGAATCTGCTAAAGAATCTATATCTAATTTACATTCTTGTTTTGCAGCTCTATATCCATCTTCTATTCCACATAATACCAAAGTCAACACTTGGTCTAAATTCATATCATTTCCAAGTTTATCCAAATCACTTAATGCAGTATTTGTTTTTGCACTATATTTTCTTAAAGCATTAAATCCAAATTTGATTGGATGTTTTGTGCCATTAATTTCTACAAATTCATATTCCATTGTTTGTTGTTTTAATAAGGATTGTAAAGGGATGAAACAAGACAAACAAAATCATCCCCTTACTTTCCTTGTGTTAATAATTATGATACAGTTGCTACTAATCCAGCAGTTCCTTCAAAACTCATTGAATAAGTTGCAGTATCTTCTGTTGGTGCAGAAACAGAAACACTTGTTAAAAATGCAGTACCTTGATAATAAGTATCTCCAGTTGCTCCACCAGTATTTCCAAATCTTATTGTAAATGCTTCTCTTGTATTACTACCAGCATCCAATAAATACTTTATAAATAAATCATCTGCTCCATTATCTATTGTAGACCCAGCTGCATTAGTCCAAGCATATGCTCCATCTAAATCTATTGACCACTCTCTTAATCCCTCTAATGATTCTTTGAATCCAGCAGATTCTTTATTAGTTATATCTCTTGTAGACATTGAAAAATTCAATGTACCACTCTGTGCATATGCCACCAAAATGTTTGTTGATGAATCATATACTTTAATATCTGTTCCATTTAATATTGCCATTTTCTTTTATTTTTTAATAATTAATTACTCTTTTTTCTTTTTCTTTTTTTCTACTTTTGGTTTTTCTATACATCCCAATTCAATTAATTCTTTGATTTCATCTTCAAGAGTTATTACAACATATACTCCTTTATTAATTGTTTTATTATGTCTTTTTGAATCCCAATCTTTTTTTAATAAATATCTCATAATATTTTTTTTATGTGTTTACAATTCTTACACTAAATTCTAATGCTTTACGAAAGATTCCCTCATCTCCAGAATCATCAGTAAAGATATCATTCAATCCATCATATCTTATTGATTGGATTTGAACTCCTCCATATGTTCCAGATTTTCTATCCAATGCAGTTCTTATTTTTCTTGCTAAATCAGATGCTTGAGAATATGTTTTACAATAACATGCGACCATAACAGAATCAGTATCTAATGTTGACACTCCATCTTTATCATTTGTTGGCACTTCTCCATTTACTTCATAAATGATAAATGGAAACCTTGTAGTTTGTTTTGCGACATTTGGGAATATCTTTTCAGCTACTATTCCAGTTACATCAATATCATTGCTTAATAAATTATATATTGCTAATCCTACTTTCATGTTAATATCCTAATCTTCCATATTTATTTAATCTTTTGACATGGCTTTTAATTGCTCTATCAAAAACTTTTTCTGCTTTCCTTATTCCATCTTGTATAATAACTGGTTTTGATGAATCCCATGCTGGATTTAAAAATGGCTGGTCATTACCATATCCTTTTCCTCCAAATTTAACTTCACTACCATATTCAACAAATGCTCCATAAAATCCAGTTTTCTCTTTACTTCTAAATGCTCCTCTTGTTCTTAATCCTACATATCCACCATTTGCTCTTCTGGATGCTTTAGTTGTGAAAAATCCAATACTGTTTTTAATTTGACTACTCCAATTATATTGACTTGCATTGGCTTTTGCTTGTTTCACTAAAGGCTTTGACACTTCTCTCCAGAATTTAACCCATATTTTATCATTATCAATTTGTTTTGGTAATTGATTAAACATATGTTGGATTTGTTTGATTCCCTCAACTCTAAATCTTTCTTTAACATCTGTTCTTGTTGTGTTTGCCATATTAACTTGTAATTGTTGTTGGAGTATCTGTACTCCAAGCAGTATTATTTTGTAAAGTTCCAGAATTGTTATTTGTTGATGAATCTTTTAATGTTGTGCCAGTTCCCTCATCATTTAACCAATATCCAACAAGATTGCTCTCAGCCATCAAATCTGTTGGTACTCCACTATTATAAAAACTTGTAACTTCACTTGCACTTAATTCTTTATTAAATAATGCAAATTGAGTTAAGTTCCCATCTAAAACAACAGAGTTAGATGTTCCAGCTAATAAAGCATTAGATGAATTTCTCATAGCAACATAAGTTCCAGTTGTTGTTCCAGTTCCACTTACTAATGTACCATTTAAATAAAGTTTTAAATCTGTATCATCTGCACCTCCATCATAAGTTGCAACTAAATATCTCCATCCACCATCTGCTGGAGTAAATTCAATGTCATTTTGAATTGTACCCTCATTTGAACTATCTTCTAATTTGAAAGTTAAAGTTGTACTACTATATGATAAATAATATTCAGTATTTTTTTCTATAAATCCTCCAGCAACAGTATTACTTGATTTAAACCAAATACTCATTGAAAATGCTCTATCTGAACTTCCATCAAAACTAAAACTGTTACTATCTCCAAAAGAAACAGAATCTCCAGTTGCAAAAGATAATGAAAATTGAGAATCAAAATCTATATTTTTCTCTTCTGTTTCAAGTTCTATAAATTGCTCTCTTCCATCTATTTGTTTTAATACATGGATGAAATAATATTTGTTATTAAATTTAATTCTTGTTTTTGATGTCAAGCCATTTAAATCAATATTTCTTATTGTAAAAACAACTTTAGTCATAGCAGTAATTACAGAAGATTCTTCATCTCTACTTCCCCCCTCCCAATTAACATGACTCCAAACAGTTTTGTATGCACTCCATGTTTGTGTTACTTCCCCATAAGAGTTGGTTGTTTGTGTTGGGTTTTGTAGTTCAATTCTTCTATCTAATTCTCCTATCTGCATACTTGTATTTTGTATTGGTCCAATAAGTATTTGGAAGCCATAGGTAATTGAGTTGCAGTTTTTCCAACTACTACATCTTGCCTATTCTGATACCAATGTCCAATAGTTAAATATACAGCTTGAATTATTGGCTCTGGCACATCAGTTGAAGAAGCCCCATATCCCACAACATATTTGCATTCAACAGCATCTTTCCTATCTGCAACTGTTGGATATTCTTGGTCAACTTTTAATGCAATCTGTGATGGCTCTATTGCTGGAATTAAACTATAAACAGTACCAGCTAATGTTTGTTGTGTATTGTTTGAATCATAATATTTAATATGAGTTATAGAGGATACTGGACTTTTATATAATTCATTTAAATCAGTAAACTTTGTACCATACTGAATTAAAGTTGTGTTCATGAAGAATCTGTTTGTATATTCTTCTGCACTTTGTCTTGCTGCACTAACTAAGTTATCAATCAAAGTATCATCAGCAGATGTATCAACTTTTAAAAATGTTTTTGCATCAGCAGTTGTAATTAATGCAGTAGTGTTTGCTGTATCTATTTTATATGCTCTCATATTATAAGGTTAAAAAAAAGAGGTGGCAGTTCCCCACCACCTCTTCATTAATAATAAATTAAATTACTATGCTTGAGTTAATTGGACAAATGCAGTTGCATTTTGAACAGCATCTCCATCAAATAAACCAGTAACAACCATTCTTGGCTCTCCAGTAGCAGCATTAGTATATGGGTCGAATAACATATCAAGCCCTCCAAATTGTGCAATGTGTACTTTAGAGAAATCTCCCATTAATACATGGTCTTTACTTGCAGTTCCACTTTGAGCAACAGCACCAGAAACAAATGCAAAATATCCATTTACAGTTTTATCTCTTAAATCATATGCCGCACTTACATTTGCAACTTGGTCCTCAGTTTTAATTTTAGCATAAGCATCAGCATCCATTAAGTAAGCCATTCTTGCTCCTTGAAGATTAACATTATTCCCTAATAAAGTTTCCTCCATTGAGATTGCATTAGCCGCAGTAAATTCTCCAGTTGGTCCAGTAGCTGCATCAGCAAATATAGATTGTGGAGCAGATGTTACATCAGCAGTATCAAGTAAAGCAACTTCTAAAGTAGATGCTATATTAGCAGCAATGTTTCTTTGTAAAGCAGCTTCTAAAGATGGATTTTGCACTAATGATTCTTGGCTCATATTAACAACAGAAATTAATTTCTTTGGGCTTAACGTTACAGCAGTTAAATCTCCAGCACTTGAAACCGCACTACCTCCTGTTTCTGCTATCCAAGATGAAGATATCCCAGAAAAGATTGGGAATTTCATATCGTTGATTCCAGAGTAGAAATTAGCACCAGCAGATGTTAACACTAAATTCTCTTCTAATTGGTCAGTAAAACTCATTGTCATTTCACTATTAGTAGAAGATGTACTCCATGCTCTTGTTAAGATACTTGATGGTATTCCAACTCCTTTATAAGTTTGACCAGTATAACGAGCTTCATTTCTTGCTTCTTGGTCCATCTCTTTTACAATACCTTCAACATTACCAGTATAAGCAGCTCTCATTGCAGCTTGAAAAGTAAATCTTTCTAAATCTTTATCTTTTTTTGGCTCTGCTTTTACACCAGCAACTTTTGCAGCATTTCTTAAAGATTTTTCAACCTTTTCAGCTCTCTCAATTTTTACATCAAGATTATCTATCTCAGTTAATAATGCATCAACATTATCATTTTCTTCAGCAGTTAAATCTCTTTCCTCAGTTGTAGCCAATTCTTTTACATTGTCTAACTGTGAAAGGATATCTGCTCTTTCTTCTTTTAATTCTTTACTATTTTTCATTTCTTTTTTTTTTAAAATTATAAATCATTTATTTTTTTCTCTTTGCTAATTCTATTTTTAATGAAACCAGAGAACGTTTCACTAAATCATCTTGCTCATCTTCTTGTTTTATTTTATCTTTATATGTTGCTAATCCTCTTTGAGCAATGATTAAATCATTTGCATCTGGATATGCTGGATAAGTTACAGCAGAAACATCATATAATCTGTTTATTTTTTTGATAGTTCTAATATTATTACCATCATCATCTGTTGTCCAATCATCCTCTTCAACAGTAAATGCAAAAGAACTTTGAGTAATATCTCCTCTTTCCATTGATACAACTAAATCTTTTCCATAAGATGTATCTGGCACATCAAATTCATATCTCAATCCCTTTTCATCAGCATTTAATCTTAATGTTCCAGATGTTGACCGACCTAAAATAAGATTTTGGTCATGATTGATTAAGGCTCTTACATCCGAGTTTTCTATTAATTCTGGAGTAAATGCTCCAGATTCAATGAACTCATAAAATCCTCCAAGATTTTCACTTCTTTTTCCATATACAGAAGCATGTCCAATAATTATTTTTTTACCATCTTCTGTTTCTTCTGTTCTTGTTTCTATATTAAAAATTCTTTTCTCCATAATATTATCATATTTTTTATTCCAAATGTTTCTATTTCCCTCTTCTAATTGCACATTGCAAACAGCCAATCTTTGTTTCTCATCTTCAAAATCTTCAACCATAATTTCATCAGTCATACATCTTTCAATGAACTCAGCATCAGTTTCATATTGTTGAGGCTTAGGCAGTGGCATCTTCTTGTCCTATCTTTTCTATTGTAGTCATGTTAAGTGGCATAAAATGTTTATCCCCTCCATCAATACTATTCATATTTTCTTTTTGTCTTACTTCATTTATACTCATATATCCATTTGTAATTGCTGCTTTATATGCTTCTGTTCTTGATTTAACATCTCCTCTTAATAAAGCATTCACATTAAATTCAGTATAAACTCTTCCCAATTCACTTTGTTTAAATAATTTAAGATTCATCTCATTTTCAATCCTTGTTAGATAAGGCATTAATGTATATGTTACAAATTCTTGAGATTGCATTTCAATATTATTGAAACTTGATTTTGTCAAATCTTTTAACATATGGGGAGGCACATTAAAAATCCTTGCAACTTCTTCAATTGAAAATTGTCTACTTGTTAAAAATTGTGCTTGGTCTGGAGGAATAGAAATTGGTTTAAATGTTAATCCCTCTTCTAATATTGCAGTTTGATTTGCTCCAGTTAATTTAGAATATGAATTATTAAATGAGTTTCTTAATCTATCAATTGCAGTTTCACTTAATGCTCTATCAGTTGATAATGTTCCAGAAAGCTTTGCTCCATTTTTAAAAAAAGTATTTCCATATTCTTCAATTGCTAATCCCCAAGAGATTGCATTTTTACATTGAGAAATTGGAGATAATCCATTTATTCCATCTGTTGTAATTCCAGTAAAATGTAAAATCTCATTTGAATTATAAGTATCTCCAGTTGATGAATCATCATAATATAATTGGTTGTCTTGTTTTAAAATTGTTACATCATCATAATTTAATGGAAATAAATTTACTGGAGTTGCATTATTGTTTCTTGAAATAAAAACATAAGAGTTTCCATTAGTACATAAATCCATCATTATCTTTTCCAAAAATGTTATTTTGTTTTGATATGGATTTGGCTTATACTTTAATAAACTGTATATTGGAGATTGAGTTAATTCTTCTGTGTTGCCATCTTTTTGTTTTTCATAAACAGATAATGGTAATGATGAAACACTTTCACTTAATAATCTGATTGCACTCCAAACAGCAGTAAAAGTTAATGCAGTATCATTACCAACATTAACACCGCTACCGAAAGCTGTGCTAAATGATATACTCCTCTCTTGCTTTTTAGGAGGATTGAAGATGCTTTTAATTGAATCAAGTATGCTCAAAATCTTATAAGAATTTTCACAATAATACGTTTTAATTTTTTATTAGATGTGCAACTTGTTTGCATTTATAAAATAAAAAAAACCCTTGCAGATTATACAAGGGCTTTTAAATTTCTGACATAATTTTTCTTTTTAGTTATTAATCTCTTTTATATCTTCTTTAGAAAATCTACCCACATAATCTCCTTTTTTTAAAGTTGTAATTTCCCATCTTTTATACTGATAATTATAATCTACATACCAACCACATTTTAAAGTATAATATATACCATAATCACTTTCTTCTTTTTTTACAACTTCTCTGTCCATTGTATGCGAGGTAATTTCTTGATTGTTATACAAATCTTTAAAGTTAATTCTTAATTTTATTGCCATTGTTTTTTGCTTTTAATTATTAAAATTATTTGTGTATTGGTCTATAAATTTTCTCCAATCTTTTCTGTTTACTAAATTTACTTTATATACTTCTCCGATGTATTTTCTAACCATTGAGTTTGAATCTCCCATACTATGAATATGAAATAGTAGTTTTAGTAACTCTAATTTTGTTTCTTTTTTCATTGTTTTTTGTTTTTAATTATACTGTAAATATAACACTTTTCAACAATTGTGCAAAGAAATAAGACAAAATAATTATACTTTTATTTTGTTGATTATCAATCAGTTACGTATGTTTAATAAAAATAGTTGATTTTAATGTAATTTTTTTTGGCGGTTTTTTGGCGATTTTAGTCGTTTATCTCTGCTATTTCTATAACTATTATAACCAGCATATCTTCTTTTTTTAAAATGTTTTTTGTACTCTTCTTCTAATTTTTCATATGCTTCTTGATATGTTTTGCTTTCTCTTGCTAAATGCCAGAATCGTTTATCAAAACCCTCTGGATTTAATAATGCTATTATTTCTAATTCCATATTATATTGTTATTATTCCTCTTTCGTTATATATACTTTCTGATTCATCTTCTGAGTAATATTCCCCAAGAGCCATTATTAATGCAACAATTGGGTCTATTCTATCTGTTGATTTTGCTTTGTTTGGTTTGATGTTTCCTGCTGGGTCCTCTTGAATTGCTACATTTGATAAACACCAATTCAAGCATGGGTTGTTATCGTGGATTATATTTTTCCCAATTATTTGAATCTCTAAATCTTTTGTTGGCATATTCATTGACACAAATCCTTGTCCAAATGGGTCAAGAGTTGCTCCATCATTTTGCAAATCAATTACTAATTGAGAAGCTCCCCACCTATCATAAGCAATAGATTGGATTCTATATTTTTTACTCAAGTCATTTATCTTTGCTCTAATGAAATTATAATCTTGAACATCTCCAGCTGTTCCAAATATATATCCATCTCTTAACCATTCCATATAATTAACACCATCTCTATCACTTCTTTTTTTTGCATTTTCTTCTGGGATAAATATGTATGGTCTTACAATAAATTTACCATCAATATTAAACAGCAAAACAAATGCACTTAAATCTCTGGAAGAAGCTAAATCCAATCCTCCCCAACATTCTTTTCCATCTAAAATTGAATAATCAAAATCTTGATAACATTCCATCCATTCATTATGTCCAATCCATTTGGTTTGAGATTCAGTCCAAATATTTAGCATCAATCTTTTAAATGTGTTTTGATATGATGGTAAATCAACTGCTCTTTGAGATTCTCTTTTCATATAATCTTTTCTCAATGATACTCCATAATTTGGATTGGCTTTCTTCCATACTTCTTCACTTGTAATATCATCTTCATTATCTGCTTCAAAAATTACTGGGTAAAATGATTCATCTTTTATGCTGCCATCTTTAACTTTCTTTGCATAAGAATAAACCTCATAGCATATTGATTGCTTATCATATCCAGCAGTTGTAATTGCAATTGTTAATGGCTCTCTTCTTGCTCCAGTTGATGTTGTTAATGTATCCCATAAATCTCTGTTTGGTTGTGTATGTAGTTCATCAAAAATAATGCAGTTTGCATTGAATCCATGTTTGGTTTTACTATCAGAAGAAATAGCTTGGAAGAAATTTCCTTTGCTTTGATTTGTAATTGAATTTCTAAACACTTTTCCTCTCTGCTCTAATTCTGGATTTTGTAATATCATACTCTTAGCAATTTCAAAAACTATTCCAGCTTGATTTCTATCTCCAGCAGCAGCATATATTTCAGCTCCTCTTTCATTATCTGCAAACAACATATAAATCCCAATGGCTGCACATAGTGTTGTCTTACCATTCTTTCTTGGTACTTCAATAAATACTGTTCTATATTTTCTGAATCCATTATCTTTATTTTTCCATCCAAATATATCTCCCACAATTTCTTTTTGCCAATCCTCCAGCAGAAAAGGTTTTCCAGTTAGTTCTCCTTTTGTATGTGTTATAAAAGTTTCAATAAAACTTATTGCTTTATGTGAGGCATCTTTATCAAAATAATACATTTAAAATAATCTTTTTTGTTGTTTATGTTGTTCTATTCTTTTCATAGCTGCTTCATAATATTCCTTATCAATTTCACAAGCTGTTAAATCAAAACCCAAGTTATGACAAGCAATGGCAATACTTCCACTTCCTAAATGTGTATCGAGTATTTTGTCTCCCTCTTTTGCATAGTTCATAAGCAACCATTCGTATAATTTAACAGGCTTTTGAGTTGGATGTATTCTATCTTTACCACCTCTTGTTCCATGATGGGTTGATACTGTAAATTTTCTTAACGCCTTTTTAAAACTATTCCAAGCTAATTCTCCATCCGAAAAAGTACTGCCTTCTCCATTTATTTTATCCCAAAATATCCAAGAATTTGTTGGTTTTAGAAAATCTGTAAAATAATTACCCCCCCAAATTATTTGGTTTTTACTCACTCTAAATAATTCATTAAAATATTTTTTGGCAGGTATTACATTATCCCATTCTTTTGTTTTGTGTTTTTGCTTATAAAAATAACTATTAGGTCTTGAGGGTTTAGTAATAGCTAAATATTTACTCATATTTATACCATAAGGTGGGTCTACTATTGCTAAGTCAAAATGGTTATCTTCATATCTTGACATCAGTTCCATATTATCTTCATTGGTAATATTAATCAAAATAATTATTTATTTGTGTATTGTTATTTGTAATTGGTGCAGAGATAGAAGCTCTTGCTACTGGTGTTAATCCAAATTGTGTTGCAAGTTTCATTGCATTATTTAATGCGTCATTTTTCATTTTAACATAAGGCTTGGCTTGGCTTCTAACTAAATCTCCATTAGTGTTTGTAAAATTATCTACTCTTCCATTTTTTCTTAATTCCATTTCACATTCAATATATAATGCTACTTCGTTACAGTACATCTCAATCAATCTCAAATCAACACCATGCAACATATTAAGATTGAATAATTGTTTTGTTACTTTTACCCATTCTTGCTTCCCTAACTTGCTCAACAAACTTGGAGCTTTAGGAATTGAAGAGCATAAATCAACCTCCATTTCATTCTCAATTAATCTGCTTTTCTCTAAAGTTCCTTGCATTTCTTTTAAAGCAGTTGGTGTTTTTTTTCTTCCCTTTCCCATTATGATTTATTTAAAGTTGGCTCTGTTCTTATCAAGCTTGGGAATCCATTGAAATTTTTTTCCACCTCAACCATGTAATTTCCACATTCACATCTGGCTTCTTTCGTTCTGATTTTTCCATCAACAATTTCCAAAGTTGCTTTCATTAATTTTTTTTGTTTGTTACATTTTTTACATTGAAATATCATCATAATTATATTGGTTTTAGTTTGAACTTAAACTGATATACCTAAATATCCAATTTTGCGTGTAAGATATCGATAG